CAGGCTGTCCTCGGCCGCCGCGTACTTCTTGGCCGCGTCGACCAACCGCTGCATCAGGATGCCCTTGTTCCCCTCGGCCTCGACCACGACCGCTGACAGGGTCTCGATGACCTTGGCGTTGGTCTGGATCGGTGCGCCCTTCACTTCCTGGATCTGAGTCGTCATGTGCCTGTCCCCTTTCAAGGGTTAGGCTTGACGACAGTTTAGGTGTCGCAAGTCTTCGCTAGTCGGGTTGGTGTTCGTCGCGGGCCCGTTGCCGGGTCGTTCGCGTCCCCGATGCTTGGCCGGTCCGCGCTTACCGGAGGAGTGTACTATCCACCGATTAGCCGCGTTTGTCGTCCCGGTCTATGTCAGCGTCCCGGTTATCGCCGTGTTAGCCTACCCGCGTCCCGGTTATTCACTGCCCTACACTTACTCTATCCATTGACCGGGGGTTTTCTTACCCACCGGGTAAACAGTCTGTTTACCCTACTCGGCCAGGGGATACACTATCCTTATCCATGGGATAGCCCGTTCCTTACCCACAAGATGTGGTATGACGCGATGAGTCGAACCACTACCCGTGGTATTGACGCGTTGCGTTAGACGCGGTGTGTCATCGCCCGGACCCCCGGGGGGCTGTGAGCGAGCGAAGCGAGCGAAACGACTCCACAGGGTCTGGTATATTTTCCGAGGACTTGGGTCCCATCCCTGCGAGGGACCCGTCTTGGGTCCCATCTCTAGGGTCCTCCTACTAGAGTTCACTTAGGGTCCTAGCGTGGGTCCTGAGCAGGGATTTCCGTCTATTATCCTAGGTACTTAGGAAATTACTGCGGCAATTTACGTGTAACGGGGACCCTTTGTCAAGGGTTATTTTCACCATAGATGACGGGACTTTAAGTCTGTTTTGACAAAATCCCATTTCTCGAGTATGGTATAATACAACAGTACTCGAGGTAGAGACACCTGAGTACTTTTCTAAGCAGTCGGTGTCTCTGGGTATCAAGACAGGTCTACGAGGTTCTACCACGAGGTTGGAAATGCCGAAGGGTCGCCCCAAAGGTGACGGGAACCGGTTGAAGCGGCTGAGAGCTTTCGAGCTCTACTGCGGCGGCAACAAGAAGAGTGAGATCGCCAACACCCTAGGTGTCACCAAGGCGTCTGTCTCTGCCTGGGCTAAGAAGGACCTCTGGCAGGACCGTCTCTCCCAGATCGCCGCCCGCGCCGGGGAAGCTGTCGACCACGTCGTCGGGGAGACCATCGCCGACGTCGCTACCCGGATCCGCGCCAAGTACGAGCAGCGGCTCCAGGAGCTTGACCATATCTGCACCTCGTCTCTGACCCCTCCCCAGGCCCGGATCTCCGCGATCAAGGCGTGGTTCGAGATCGGCAACAAGGTCCAGATCGACCCGACCCGACCGTTGAACGACCCTAAGAACCTAACCATGATCCAGGACCTCCTGGAGGAACTCCCAGCGCAGCCTCCGGTAGGAGCATCGGACAGTACCGGGCAGGGCTAAACAGACCTCCGATGAACCCCTACCCATTCCATGAAACGGTTCCTGGTTGGCCTGTACCTTGCCCTTGCTGCCCTTCTTACCCCTCTGACTGTTGGTGCTACTCCGACCCTGAGCACGTCCCAGATGCAGGAGCTCGTTTCGTCGGTTGGATGTACGGCGACAGTGACATCGTCCGAATCCTCAAGCTTCAACGCAGCATACATTCCTTGGGGCCATCGGATCATAACGATCGGCTTTGAGAACCTCCCCGCCCGGTGGCAGCAGCTGATCCTGCTCCACGAGGCCGGGCACTGCCTCCAGTCCCAGAACGGCGAGTTCCAGACCCTGCTGAACCGGGGGCCTTATGAGATCGAGTGGGACGCCGACGCCTTCGCCATCCGCAAGATGGGGGAGCTGTACGGGGTAGACGCAGCTGACCTGAACCATGAAGTATGGGCCTACCTCTACCATGAGTACGGTTATGAGGGGGACCTCGACGACAGCCACGGGCTGAGCGTCGAACGTATCACCAGGGGTAACCTGAACAGGACCACCCCTAGAATTGAGTCATGATGGCTAAGAAGAAGAAGAACAAGCTCCAGGAGTTGTATGGCAAGGTCCCGGCCAGCTACAAGTTGGCTGCGCTGTCGGCTGCTAGTATGGCCGCTGGTGCGTACGGCGGGCCTGCTGGTGCGTCCGCTGCCTCCTACCTTCTCAAGCTTCTCGGTACGTACCTGGCTGGCTGATGCCAGCCCAGGGCTTTGAGGCGATCGGGACTCCACAACGCCAGCCCCTTGCCCAGCCACAGGGTCTCCGAGCTCTGCCGCAGCCGCAGCAGCTGACCCAGCTCCAGAAGTTGATGCAACTATTCCAATCCATGCGCCAGCCCTACGGCCAGGATGTTAGACAGGCGCAGCTAGGTACGTATTGACACAGCCCGTTAAGTTGAGCGACCTCCTGGGTCAGACTCCAGCCCCGATCCAGCTCCAGCTCCTCCAGAGCGACGCGTTCGAGATCGGGATGGTCACCGGATTCGCCGCGGGAAAGACCCGCGCGATCTGTGCAGACAGCCTGGCCCTCGGGACCAAATACCCGAACGGGAAGATCCTGATCGGCCGTAAGACCTTCCAGGAGATGCGGGACACGGTGAAGCAGCCGTGGTTCCAGATGGCCGACGTGATGCACCGGGCTGGGTGGTTCGTCAAACCCAAGAACTGGGACTACCGCGAGGGCACCAACCACGCCCAGCTAATCAACGGGACTCAGTACTTCTTCTCCAACTTCGACGATCCGCTGAAGTTCCGTAACGAGGAGTACTCCGCTGTCTACATCGACCAGACCGAAGAGAATACTGAAGACCTTTGGGAACTCATCCTCGGTCGTATTCGGCACGCTCTTGTACCAGCACATTCCTGGAAGGCTGTGGCCGCAGCTAACGATAACGGTCGCAACTGGATGTGGCGTAGATTCGTCTATGACCTCCAGAAGCAGACCGAAGATCCTCGGCACTGCCAGATCAATCCTTACTGCATGTTCAAGGACGGTCACCCGGACGAGGACGGCGCTCTCCGGACGACTCTTCCGTGTTCTACGCGGCGGTTCTTCCACGGGACGACACTAGACAACAAGCATAACCTCTCCAAGACGTACCTCGCGAACCTGCTCTCCAAGCCTAAAGAATGGCAGAGGCACTTTATCTATGCAACCATGGAAGGTGGGGCTGGCCGTCTACTTCCGGACCCTCTTGTTGTACCTCACTTTGATCCTCCTGCTCACTGGCCCCGTTACCGAGCTGTCGATCATGCTCTCAATTCTCCTTGCTGCTGTTTGTGGATCACCGTTAACACTGATGGCCATGCGGTCAACGGGCTTGCTCCGGGAGCCGCGTACGTCTACCGCGAATACTGGGAAGGGCACAGTTCGGTAGATCAGCACGTCGAGCGTATCTTGAAGGCCACTGGCCGCGAGAACGTTCTGATGACGATCATCGACAAGTCAGCTTTCCGAAAAGACCAGAGCCGGACCGACGGCGTGCTACTCAGCATCGCCGATCTATACGTGGAGTTCGGCCTCTTTTGCATCCCCAGCCAGGGGGACCCCTACCCCCGGGTTGAGCGGATCATCGCAGCGCACCACAAAGGTTTGCAGATCTCCGAGAGGTGTATCCACCTCGTCCGTACGTTCCCTGAGTACTACGCTGACCAGAACAAGAGCGACGGGAACTACGAGATCAAGAACCGATCCTCGTTCCATGCCATTGACGCCCTTGGCTACGGGCTGATGGCGATTCCGATTGACCCCCGTGTCCTGAACGCAGATCCTGTCGGTACTCCGGAGTACATCAAGACTCCGAGCAAAGACGCTGATCCACTCACGATCCGGCACAACCGGAATGAGTGGTCGAGGATCAAACGGATCCAGGACTCACACGAACAAGGCGGCGATGGCCTGAACACGCTAGCCGTAAAGGCTGACGAGTTCTGGGCCAACGACTCACTCGAAGAACATACTGTTGGAGGGGAGTACGATCCCTTCGGAGGAACAGACCGTTGAGTCTAGTATGGATGTTTCAAGAGCACAGGGACCTGCACCAAGAGCTGCAGGCCAAGAAGGTTGAACTAGAGCTGCTCAGCGACCGGTACATCCGGGCGCTTGAAGACACCAAGAATCTGACCGAAGCGATCGAGAAGCTGCAGCAGTACATCGCTACCCAGATCAACACCAGCACCGTCGACATCTTCGAGAAGTACCAGCGCGAGATCCTTCAGGATCGTCCCTTCGAAGATGGTAAGATCCCAGACGATGCATGGCTCACCCCCGGCGAGAATGTTAGAGAGGAAGTAGCTAAGGATGCCTAGCACGTTCGGATACAGCACCGGGTCTACCCAGATCCGGGGCGACGCCAGCGAGAAGGACAAGGAGCTGATCAAGCTCGTCCTGGACCTCAAGGACAGGACTATGCATCGCCGCTGGTTGTTCGAGCGCGAGTGGTACCAGAACATCCTGTACTACATCGGTCAGCAGTGGATCGTCGCGGATGAGACCTACCGCCGTTGGCGGCGTCGGAACATGCCGGGGTGGGTTCCCCTCCCGGTGACCAATCGCTTGGCCTCCACCGTCAACACCATCCGTGCCACGATCTCGCAGGTTCAGCCCGCGTATGACGCGAGGCCGATGCAGGACAACGAGCGGAGCGTGTTGTCTGCTCATGCCAGTGAAAAGTACCTGGAGGTGCTCCAGCACGAGTCTGGCATGCGTATGGCACGCCGCCAGATGGCCAGCTGGGTGACGTTGACTGGCAACGCGTTCCTCTTTACCGAGTTCGATTCGGGTGCTGACACCGGGACGGTGACTATCCCGGGTGAGCGGTGCGATGACTGCGGTACGCAGATCACGCCAGACCAGATCCCCGAGAATCTCCAGTGTCCTTCGTGCGGTAGCCAGAATCTGACGGAAGATCCCACGGCCGGTAAGACGATCCCGCAGGGCCGTCTCCGTACCCGCTGTATCCCGCCGTTCTCAGTGTTCGTCGATCCGTATATCATGGACCTCCAGGACCAGCCTGGGATTATCATCCAGGAGACTCGCGCTATTCAGGCGGTCAAGCAAACGTACCCGGACACAGCCCAGGATATCAGCTCGGACACCGAGAAGGACATCGGGCGATACTATCTCGACTCCCTTGCCTATATGACGGGTTCAGGGTTTGGGTCCGGAAGCTTCGGACGCACGGCCGAGTCTGAAAACGAGGACGAGTACGGGAGCGTGACCCTCTACAAGGCGTTCATCACTTCCTGCAAGAAGTACCCGCAGGGCGTGTACATCGTCATGTCTGGAGACCAGCACATCCTGGAGTCGAGCGTCGCTGATGGTAAGAAGTCGGAGTACCCGTTCAAGTACAAGAGCACGGGCCGCAACTTCTACCCGATCGTCCACATCCGTTATGACGACGTCCCTGGCCGATTCTGGGGCAAGACGCCGATCAACGACATCGTCCCGAAGCAGAAGCAGCGGAACGAGATGGAGTCGCTGTACCAGACTATCATCATGAGATGTGCTAACCCTGTGTGGTTGCTGCCGCTAGGCGTCCAGACCAGCCCCATCACGGGCGATCCGAGCTTGATGCTTCGGTATACTGGCACGCAAGGCCAAAAGCCCGAACGGCTTCCTGGTCTCGACGCCCCTATTTCGGTCATCAAGTTCATCGAGCAGATCGACCAGGACTTCGAAGAGCTGGCGAACACCTTCGCGGTCATGAAGGGCAAGTCGCCGGGCAACGTCCGAGCTGCGAGCGCCATCCAGATGCTGATCGAGCGTGGGTTTGGCCGGTACGGCACCGTGTTTGACAACCTGGAGGAGGCCTATGAGAACTGGGCTATCCAGGCACTCGAAATTTGGCGTCAGAGAGCGATCTATCCGCGCGCCCAGGCCATCAGTAAGGTCGCTGGGGGCTGGCAGTTCATGGAGTTCCTCGGTGCCGATCTTAGCGAGGTCGACATTCGCGTTGAAGCGGGCTCTACTAGACCGAAATCTCAGGCTGGACGCCAAATGCTTGTCCAGCAGCTGCTCCAGATGGGGCTTTTGAACCCCAATGACCCCGAACAGCGCATGAAAATCTTCGAGGAGATGGGCGCGGTGTCGCTCATGCCCGGAGCCGAGGCCGATATCAAGATCGTGGCCGAGGAAAACGCTAAATTCATGGGTTGGGCCTCCGAAGTTGGCAAGCAGTTGAAGGAAGTGCAGCAGTCTGGCGAGGAAATCCCGCCCGCGCCGCTGATGATGCTCATCCAGAGCACTATGCCGCTAAAGCCGAACCCGATTATCGACCATCACCCGACGCATTTGGTCCATCACCGGAGGTATGCGCTCACGGACGAGTTCCGCGCGCTCCCGGAGATGGCGCAGGCGATGTTTGTGCAGCACATGATCCAGGCTCACTACATGC